TGGCTCTCACCATCGCTTCAAATTCGCTTTGCAAAATTTTTATCTTGCCGCTGAACGAACGCTTCCCTTCGCCAAGCGCAACCGGCAGATTACCGGCAGCATGTATAAACTCTTTATCCTGCTTTTCTGAATAAGAGAATTCGGTTATTCCCTGAACGGGAATGGTTTTGCCTGGAAGGATTGCCTGAACTCTCGCCCAGGAATATTCTTTTCCAATTACTACGTTAATGGCCATTATGCTGTTGCTTTAAATCCTATCGTTACTTTTATTTTTCTTGCGGTTCCGGTTTTTACAATATCCACCTCAATATTGATGGTGTCGGTTGTAAGCACATCCTGATCGGGATCAATAAATGCACTTACCGATACAATCTCGCCCTTGCTGGCCATTTCATCATTTACTGCCTTTTCAATAATGCCCTGATAATGTTTGCATGTAGATGGCGCCAGCTTGCCGGTATCCGATTCAACCTGCACCTCATCCAATATCTCATCCACATAAACCCTTCTGGCTATCCTGGCTACCTTATCCAATGTGCGGCCATGACTCAGGTAAAGGCAATCATCCGTATAGGGCGCTGCCGTATGGTCATCGTTAATATAATATCCTGCCTTTCCTGTAAACGGCCTGAAAAAAATAAAGCCATAATCATCAAGCGTGTCAAGATTGGCATCGGTGTAGGTGGTTACTCTTTGATTGTTGCTGAACGCGGCATTAATTACCGGCAACTTTCCGTCCTTTACGCGTCCTAAATTTCGGTTCACAGCAATTGATGCCGCTCTTCCAAGAACAAGGCCAAGAGCAGCATAGTAAGCAGCATGAGGATAGGCATCAATATAATCAATATCGCTACCTATAACTACGCTTACACGATTAGCATTGAATCCCGTCAACGGGTCGCGCATATTGATGCTACTGGAGGCATTGCCCTGCCAGTCATACCCTTCTATCATTATGCTTAAAGGGCGGAATAAATCGAACTCATCAGCATACAACGCCTGTGCATTGGCAACAGCCAGTGCAATATCATCATCAAGCTGGCCGCTGTAGGTTGGCGTGTAGCTGTTGTCAGGCACTCGTGTTATGCCAAGCAATTTTATTTTTCCATTAGCTTGGATAAGCATCTTCTTAGCGTAATTCACATTGTTCTTATCAACCAACGAGCTTATAAGTACAGTATTGGCAACAACCATCACGTACAACTTCAGGCCTTTGTTTTCGCTCCAGGAATAAAAATCAAATATGTGTTTCCATGCCATCACACCGTTAATGATATCATAATCCTTTGAGATACCCATAGCCTCAAAATCGGCCAATGAATTACCTTCAAGCACATCACCGGTATTGAATGATCCGGGAACAGATACTCCCGATACAATTAATCCGGAAATGCCGTCTTCGCTTGGAGCAATTCTGCCAAGCCTGTTATTGTCAATCCGAACATTCACATTCGGCATAGTATGCGCCATTGTATTACTTTTTTAAGAGATGAATAATGTATATTACTGCCAATACGACTACGAGAAATCCAAATATAGCAAACCACTTGATCGAGTCAGGTACTTTGAATTTGATATACGTTTCTTTATTGATCACCGAGTCAAATGTTTTCCTGAAGGTTTCTATTTCACGCTCATAATACCTGAATTTTATTTCTACCGAATCACAAATGCCCGATGCATAAATGGTATCATTAATCGTATGCACCATTACAGAAGAGTGGCCACTGCTCTTTAATACCGGAATTCGGGAATCATTAACCGACACTGCCACTGAAGATGCTTCCCTGCTGCGCTTCAGTATAGTGTCTTTCGGAATCACTCTTTCTCTTACATGAACAGAATCCGATTTTACAGACACCGACTGTTGCGCCAGTTTCCTGGCGCAACCGGTGAAAACCAAAATAAAAACGAAAAAGAAAAACATTCTCATGTTCAAATCAGATATGTTGAAACAGCGTAAAGCTGCCTGATTAATCTTCTTTTTTTGTACACACCATCGCCATCGCGGCTCAGTGCATCATTAGTATTGCCTTCAACGGTTATAACGTAATTGCCGCTAAAGCCAACGATAATTCCCACATGTGCTATCCTCTGCTTTTCAGGAAACCAAATACCGAAAACATCGCCAACACCGGCAGCGAATTTGTCAGTGGCATTACGCTGGTATATAACATTAGGGTACCGGAACCAGTCGGGGCTGTAGCCGCTGATGGGGTGCTTAATGAAGCACTGGTCATAAACCCATGCAACAAATGCAGCGCACCACGGATTTCCTTTTTTAAGGTTTACGGAAGCTAAATAACATTCAACCTCTTTGCCGTCATTATTGCCGGTGGCTTCTTTAACGCCAATCTCATGTGAGCTTACCTGTACAATAGCCTGGCGCTTAGCAGCCTGGTCTATACTGCCAGCGTGAGCAGAATGAACGAAATAAAATAAAGCGAATAAACTAACAACGAAACGCATATTTTTTTGAATTTTGAAAGTGAATTAAAATCTTGTTTATAATCTGTATTGAGATACACCCACAGCTCTTTCCACACCATTCGTATGCCTGCCCATGCAAGGCCGTTAAATACTAATACCCCTATTATGGCAAAAAGTATCTTTTGTAATATTCCGGCATCATACGTAGCGCTGGTAGGGTCAATCAGTCTTAGAACGGGAACACTAACAACAAATACAATCAGAGCCATCGGAATGGTCCACAACTCCAGTAGCCAGGTGCGTAACCACTTCATCAGGTTAACGCTGCCGGTTTCAAGCCAATATGCCAGTAACCTGAAGATCATTTTTTAATGATTGGGGCTTCTGCCTCTGTTTTGGCTTTGGCTTTGGCTTCTGCTTCTGCTTTGGCTTTGGCTTCCGCTTCTGCTTTGGCTTCCGCATTGGCTAAACCAGAATTGGAATTCGGTATTGTTGTTACCGTTTTATCCTTCAGCGTGAAGGAATGATTGTTGGCATCATTCTTCATAACGAATGCCGTGCCGTCACTTGTGAAGTGAAGCTCTTTAAGAGTCATGTTTGCAGGAAGCTTAAATGCTTCATTAGCAATTTTTTTTAAATCAGTCATTTTTATTGATATTAAAGCCTTGCAGTTTGCCCCGGCACAAGAGGTGTAACGGATTACACCCCTGGCCGAAGCTCTCCCTTAGCTGAATAAATTACACTTTGCTGAATACAGTTGCTTGCAGCTTGCTTCTTATAGGCAGGTACAAACCGCGCTTTTGAAATCCAATCACATCACCACGTTGTTCCGGGTCTTTTTCTCTCACAAACATATCCCATGTACCATCGGCTCTCATAACCTCTGAATTCACAAAAAACAAGCTGCTTGCTACCGAATCTGTACCTGCTGCAGCAGCGCCAAATACTACTTTTGCATTAGTGCTGGTATTGTAACGTGGCGTATGTGTGTTTACATATATATCGAATCCGGAATACCGGAGGGGCTGACCATCCTGCTGGTTCATAAACTGTTTGTAAAGAGCTGCATCCTCGTTAAGTAACTGTCTAAGGTGTGTGGGGTGCAATACTGCAACTCTTCCTTCCAATGGTGAATCTAATTTAGTGAACGATTCGGCCACAATAGTTACATCCTTAAGTGTAATCGCCTTGGTGCCACCGGCCAGCGCATCAGCAGCGCCTGAAGTAACTGATACAGGTGTATAGGTAGCATTAGAGGCAGGTGCGTAATTATGTAACGCATGTTGCACTGTTTTTTTTCGAATAGCGTTTTGATGCTGTCTTATAACGCTGGCGCGTTTGTCATAAGCCGATTCCATCTCCTCAACATTTCGAATCACTGTGTTCTCGCTATCATAGGTGGCAAGTGGCAATGCCAGTGGTATATCTGTTCTTGGTGTTGTTGGTACAGGGTATGTAGTGTTGTTGATTAACACATTAGGATCAACTCCGGCTTCGGCCAAATTAATAGTATTAAATTCCACCCATGCGCTCATATCGGTTGCACGGCTCAGAAAATCACCGGAAGGATAAAACCCTTCCATAATGTCCGAAATCCAAATCTCTTTGTTCACACCGGCAAATGCGAGTCCTAAACTTTCGCGTGGAATAAAGGATGCCGCAAAGCCGGTGCCACCACCGGCTAATGCCGAATGAAGAACATTAAAGTTAGCGCCATACTGATTGGCTAAGGATGCCACCGCAAAAAAGATTGCGGCCATAAATATGGAATTGTAAGCCAGGGTAAGAATAGATTGTGCAGCTTTCAGTCTGCCTTTACGTTGTTTCATTGTTGTTTGTTTGTTTTATTGATACGTCTTTTAATTATGTCTGATAATTTGTTAAGCGCCCTCTGCATTAGCCATCCTACCGTGCCGCCAATGGTAGCCAGCGTTATGGTGTGCATTAAATCTTTGTATGTAATCCACTGCTCTGCAAGTCCGAGTAATACTGTTAATACACTTATGCTTATGCTCAGGAAGGGCACACCTGAGTGGTGTTGGCCTTCCATATTTTATGCAAGCGCTCCTTTGGTTTTTAATTCATTACTCAGCTTAGCCAGCAATGCATTGTATTGATCGGGATTGCTCTTTTTCATAAGCCGCAAACCATGCGAATCTTTCTTTTCCCAATCCTTTAACGACCAACCGCTACGATCATCGCCATGCGAAGGCGTGTCACTGTTATTTATTCGCGAGCTTAAACTTACATGCTCGGCAATGCCGTCAAGCATTTTCTTTGTTCCGGCAAAATCGGCTTTAGCAAAGCGCAGGTATGTTTCCTTAGTTGCCGCATCCTTGGATATTTTACCAACACTGGCAGCATTATCAATTAATTGAATGCATTGGCGCTCAAATTCAGCAGCAGCAGCATCTTCCTTTTCCTTAATGGCCAGCTTTAGCTTATTAAGCTCATCCGCTTTAGCATTGGCGCTCTCCACAAGAGCTTCAATTTTTGATAACACATCATCCTCTGATGCAGTTAGTGACAGACCAAGAGCTTTGGCCATTAGCTGAAGTTTATTCATTGTATTTGAAATTGAATTAGCACTTAGTAATATTTTGACATCGTCTTTGCCAAAAGATTTCCCGTTACGGGTCAGCCTAAGGGCGTTCTTATTCCCTGGAACCGGAGTTAGCGACACCTCACAGAGTGTTGATTTTGTGATATACAACTTGCCGTTAATGACTTCCGTTTCTTTAATATCCAGATCAACGGATGATGCTTTTAAATAGCCGCGCTCCCATTTACCCTTCCACTTAGAGGCCTCTGCATTATCATTATCAAAAACCGGCTTACCGATGAGCTGGTCTTCAAAGACATGCAGGTCTTCAATAGCGCCCAACAGTATATTAGGATCGTGGTTCAGAAGCATTACAGGGTTGCGCAAATAATCAGTAGTGTCAATACCCGATGTAAGCACAATGCACTTGTATATATTCTCGCGGTTGTCGCTGACAATTATGTATCCTTCTTTAACTGACATGAAGGGCCAAAATTGGATTGTAATAAGGCCTTTGCCAAATTGGTTTTTGACCAAATACCAACAACCGATATTCCATATTGCGTATTTACGCACACCATCAAAATGTAATTTTTACAAAGGCATACATAGAAGCACCTTTGCATCATGAGCGATAAGCGGAGTAACAACGCTAAAAAGTTGTTGGCTGAAAAATTATTTACTTCTGGCAACTACCTACAAAAGGAAGTGGCGGCATTGGTAGGCGTTACAGAGCATACCATGAGCGAGTGGGTGAAAAAAGGCGCATGGAAAGACAGGCGTGCCGGTTTTATAAGCATCCGTGAAAACCAGGTTCAGATGCTGCTGATGCAGATCAACAACATCCAGGAGCAGATTTTGAATCGCGATGAAAAATCGCGATTTGCAACCTCAAAGGAAAGCGACCAGCTTGCCAAGTTGTCGACAACCATGAAAAACTTAGAGACCGAACTCGGCATCAGCGAAATGATCAGTTGCGGAATTAAATTCATTGATTACTGTAAGGGCGTTGACTTTGAAAAGGGAAGAGAGGTTGGTTTTCTTTTCGATTCTTTCCTAAACAACTTTATAAAAAAATGAAAAGCGCTCTGAATGACAAGGATGCCCTGAAGCTATGGGAGGAGTACCGCGAGCAGCTTATCAGCAGCACACCGGTTGATCTGCATGAATCGCCTATTGATAAGGAGAAAAGAATACGCAGGCTTAAATCGGACTTTACAGCATTTTGTCAATACTACTTTCCGAGATATTGCTCTTCTCCATTTGGAGATTTCCACAAAGATGTTGCAAAGCATATTGTTGCCAATGAGGTAACGTTTACTTCGTTTAATGCTGCCAGGGATCACGCCAAGAGTATCCTGTGCGATTTGTTTCTGCCCCTATATCTGATGGTTAACGACCAGTTGGAAAACATGATATTATGCAGCAGCACAGAAGGCAATGCCATCAGGCTGATAACTCCACTCAGGATTAACTTAGAGAGCAACCAGCGCCTGATTCATGATTATGGCAAGTTTGCCGGAAAATACACTTGGACGGAAAATGAATTCACAACGAATGACCGCTGTAATTTCCTTTGCTTAGGCAAAGGACAATCACCGCGTGTTGCACGTAAGGATGCAGCACGGCCTGACTATATAGTGTGTGATGATATTGATGACGATGAGGCCGTGCTTAATGCCGAACGCATAGATAAGGATTGGAACTGGCTCATCGGCAGCCTCTATGGAACATTCAGCCTTACAGGAAGGAAACGATTTATCGTTGCCAACAATATAATTGCACCCGACAGCCTTGCCGTTCGTGCGCAGGAGCAGAGTGATAAGGTTTTCATAGTTAATCTGCTTACTAAAACAGGCGTGGTGAACCGTGCGGAAATAAACCGCCTGAAAGCCGAACTTAAACAAGAGAAGGATGACAAGAAGCAGCGTGTGTTATCCGACTCTATCCGCTATTATGAAAACGGATATGAGGTAACATGGCATCAGAAAATAACCATGAAGGAAGCCGTGTATATGATTCACAAGATGGGCATCCTGAGCGAGCGCGAGTATTTTAACAACCCGCAAATCAAAGGTAAAATCTTCCTGGAAGAGTGGTTACAGTTTGATAAAATGCCTAAGCTGAATCAGTTTAAATATTTGGTTCAGTACCTTGATCCTGGATTTATGAAGAGCAAATCGAGCGACACCAAATCGCTGGTGCTTATTGGATTGCTCAATGCCAAGTACTATTTAATTAAAGTTTACTGCGGTCAGGCTACCATCAACGAAATGATTGAATGGTGCTACCAGATGGATGCGTATGTTAAACGCAATGGCGGCAGCGCACCGCTTAAAATGGAAGAGGTGTTTCTGCAATCCTTGCTTTATAAAGATTTTTCTGCCGTTGCCAAAGAGAAAGGATATGCGGTTCCCGTAAGCGGTGATACGCGGAAAAAGCCCGACAAGGATTCGCGCATTATGGCCACTGCCGGTTATTTCGAGCGTGGCGATGTTTTCATTAACGAAGAGGAGCGGCATAATCATCATATGAAGCAGTGGACGCAACAATACACCTTTTTCAGGCCCGGAAGCACAAAGGTTAAGAAGGACGGGCTTGATGCCTTTGAAGGCGGTATCCATATACTCAATCAGTTAGTTGTTTCAACAGGCGGCATCAGCTACGGCAGGCGCGTCAAATCATCAAAATATTTTTAGTTATGAAAACACCCATTACGTATTACGGAGGTAAGCAGAAGTTGGTTAAAACCATTCTTCCGCTTATACCTGAGCATGTTACTTACACCGAACCATTCATTGGCGGTGGAGCCGTTTTTTTTGCAAAGCCCAAGTCGGAAGTGGAAGTGATTAACGACACCAACAAATCACTCATTACTTTTTATCGCGTAACGCAAACAGACTTTACTTCATTAGAAAAGGAAGTACGCATAACCTTGCATAGCCGTAGAGCACATCAGGATGCTACAGTTATTTATCAAGCCCCACATCTCTTCAGCGAAGTAAAGCAGGCATGGGCCGTATGGACGCTGAGCACTCAAAGCTTCAGCTCAATGCTTGATGCATCTTGGGGTTATGATATTAAAAAAAGCACAACCAGCAAAAAGGTGATGAACAAGCGCGACAGCTTTACAGAAGAATACGCCATTCGTTTACAAGACGTGCAGATTGAATGCACTGACGCGCTCCGCATTATTGAAACACGCGATAGCCAAAATACTTTCCATTATGTTGATCCTCCTTATGTAAACAGCGATTGCGGTCACTATGACGGATATACATGGGATGACTATGAGCTTCTTTTAAAAAAACTGGCAACCATCAAAGGTAAATTTCTGCTAAGCAGCTACCCAAGCGAAATGCTGGACCAATTTGCTACCAAACATAAATGGCATCAAAAGCAAATTCAAATGGCTGTTACGGTAGCTAACAAGAGTGGCAGACGTAAAGCCAAAACCGAAGTACTCACCGCCAACTACATCATATAATGGCTTTCATTGATAAATCAGATCTTCTCAGCTACATCCGCCAAAACAAACTGGATGATATAACAGACTTTGATGATAATAAATTAGATGCCGCCATTGATGATATGACAGCATACATGGCCGGTTTTCTTTCGGCAAGGTATGATACATCGGCCATATTTATGGCAACAGGCGCAAATCGCGACCCGGTTATAAAGATGTATATGTGCGACCTGGTGCTATACCATCTGCATAAGCTGATTAACTGGCGCAAGATTCCTGAATTCCGCAAAGAACGCTACCAGGAAGCTAAGGAATGGCTGCAGGATGTGCAGGGTGGCCTGGTTAACCCACCGGGGTTGCCCATACCAACGGACGGAAGTTTGGATTATATAAAATTCGGTGGAAACCCTAAACTTGATAATAACTATTAACACAACCCCCTTAGAATACCCTTAGAGCTGCTCGTAAACGAAATATAAACCCCTAAATGGTACTCGGATACCATAAAAATAAAAAACGCGGAAAAACAGGCTTTAAATAAAAATTTCGGAAATGGCTAAAAAGAACACGCAAAACAACAGGCAGCAGGCTTCCTATCAGCTAACCATTAACCCGGTTAGAATGGTAACTAACGATATTGCCCGGTGGAAGCTGGCCATTGACCAGGCCAGGGACCCTAACTTTCCTCGAAGGAGGCTGCTTTATGAATTATATGACCAGATAATATTAGACGGACACCTGTCCTCAGTCATTGAAAAGCGCAAGTTGTCGTTGCTGAACAAGCGTGTACATTATAACGAAAAGTCCGCTAACGGTGAAGTTAATCCCAATATGGAGGTAACAGATAGCATCATTGACACAACTTGGTTCAGAGACCTGATGGAATATAGCTTGGATGCGGACAACTACGGCCATTCGCTTTGCGAATTCATTATAGAGGGTGGAGCAATTAACAAGGTAGAGCTAATTAACCGCGCCAACGTAATTCCTGAAATAGGCGCTCTGTGCTGGAACTACTACACCATGCCTGCCATAAGCATTAACGGCAGAGCCTTCCGCGATAATCTGCCGGTTGTATTTAGCGAAAACGTGGGTGTTTTTTACCGCGACAACAAACAACACTCATCTTACTTAGTCGAGTTTGGCAAGGCCAAGAGCTACGGTAGGCTCATGGTGGCTGCGCAATATGTAATACTCAAACGTAATGGCTTGGGGCAATGGGCTCAGTTTTGCGAGATATTCGGGCAGCCGTTCCGGGTGGGAGAGTATGATCCTTATGATGCCACTGCACGCAAACTGCTGGAAGACGGACTTGATAATATGGGTGCAGCGGGTTGGGCTGTTATACCTAAAGGTGCTAATCTTAATTTTCACGACCATAACGGGAGTGGAAAGTCCGAAGTATTTAAAGACCTGATCGAAGCCTGCAATGGCGAGTTGAGCAAGATATTCTTAGGCAACACCATGACCACGGAGGATGGCAGCAGCCTGAGCCAAAGTAAGACGCACAAGGAAGCTGAAGATGAGTTGAAGGTATCCGACATGATAAAGGCTGAGCAAACGCTCAACTTCATCATTAAGCCTAAGCTGCAAGAGTTGACAGGGATTAATTTTGATAAAGGAAAATTCAGCTATCCTCAAACCAGCGAAATACCCCTTGAACAGCGCATTCTTATTGACAGCAGGCTAACCGAACTGATTCCGATATCCGAAGAATATTTCTATGCCACTTATGGAGTGGATAAGCCTAAGCCGGGCGAGATTCCCGTAAGAGCCTCGCAACGGCTTTCGCTCCCTCCGGATGATGAAGAGAATAAAGACGAAAGTAAGAAGTCAAATGGTGACGAAGAAAAAAAACCGGACGAAGAAGTTGCTGACGGAAGCGATGACAGCGAAAAAAAAAAGACTAAGCTGACGCATAAGCTTACAGCCTTGTATGGCCATGCCGTAAAGCATTCTTCCGGAAGCAAGCTGCTGCTTACTGCAGGTGACAAAAAGAAGCTCGATGATATTTTCGAACGCATCATCAAAGCCATGCACGAAGGCAGGCTGCGCAAAAATTATGTTGACCCGGAGCTGGTAACGTTTATCCGTGAAAAGCTGATGGATGCTGTTGAGCAGGGCTATGGCGGCTCATTGGCCAGCTATGGCGATGGCACAACTGATAAGGCAATGCTTGAGAACCTGGCAAAAGACGTAAAAGTATTCAGCGGCTTTAAAGCATTCCAGGAGCTGCGCGAAGCTACCGATCTGCTTACCGACAGTTTGGGTAATATTAGACCATTCAGCGAATTCAAAAATGATGTTCTTCAGGTTAATGCAAAGTATAACGAACATTGGCTGGAGACGGAATATAATTATGCAATTGCTTCGGCACAGATGGCTGCTAACTGGGTGGATTATCAGGAAAGTAAAAGTATAGTTCCAAATCTCACATACCGCACTGCAGGTGATGACCGGGTAAGAGAGGAGCATGCAAGGCTTGATGGCATTAGCCGACCGGTGGATGATGCGTTTTGGGACACTTATTATCCGCCTAACGATTGGGGCTGCCGGTGCGATGTTGATCAAACCGATGAAGAGGTTACTGATATCAGCAATATGGACTTAAAACAGCCACCTGAAATGTTCAGCGTAAATACCGCTAAACAAGGAGTAGTGTTTCCTCAAAAGCACCCGTATTACGAAACCAACAAGAGCGAAAGAAAAGCTATCCGCGAACAACTTGACGATATGGAGGATTAACTATGCAAAAACACATTACAAGAGAAAAAAAACTGTTGGTGATTGGCGAGTACAAGCCATTTAACCTGTTTCATGCGCTTGGGTGGCGTAAAGGTTCATTGGACTATATGTTTGATGTGTGTCGCACCGAAAAGGAGGTTTGGGAGAAAATTGACGTGCTGAAACAACGCTATCCTAATATACAGGTTATTGATGAGCGCAAATAAATTTACACACCCTTTTAAAAAAGCAGAAGCGCAATTTCGCAAGCTGGTAAATGACCTGCCCATGATAGTAAGCAGCGTGGCCGAAAATGAATTTAAAGGCAACTTTCGCAAGCAGGGTTATCAGGAAAACTCAGGAGTGATAGCCTGGCCTAAACGAAAAAACGACAAAGCGCAGGGACGCGCATTGCTCATAAAATCCGGAAGATTGCGAAGAGGCTTTAAAAAGCGACCCACGGCAGACACTGCTGTGGTAATAAATGATGTGCCCTATGCCAAACCGCTAAATGAAGGCAGCAAAAAAAGAGTGAATGTAAAAGCTGCGGCTTACAAGAGGAAAAAGCCCAACAAAAAAAAGCAGCGCCCGGTAATTTATGTACGTGCGCATAAGCGGCAGAACAACTTACCGGCAAGGCCATTTATGAAAGATACTATTGCCTTGCGGAGATTGATTGATAAGCGAATTTCAAGCGAACTTAAAAAGCTATTATAATGATTTTAAAAGGACTTTATTTGGCAATTATGGACAGGATACAAGATCAATGTCCTGAAGTAAGACACATTGATCTGTTCAACGATCAGTTTAATAATGAGGATCAGGAGGATGCTTTTAACACACCTGCAGTGCTGGTGGAGTTTGCGCCCTTTGAAACGCGCAGCCTGAGCGAAGGGCGCCAGGATATGGAGGTGCCATTCATATTACACATTGGCACCGAACAGTACGAAGAGGCCAGCAGCCGCGAAGAGCTTCAGCACCGCACACGTGCTTTGGAACATCTGAATACGATTGATTCGGTATCCAAAGCCCTGCACCGCTATGGAAGGGCTATTGGTGGCGACATAGTGCGGACAGGTGTGGAAACGGACATAAACCACTACAACATGTATGTGCATAAGATCAGCTTCCTGGTGCGCGTGGTGGATGATATTGCGCTTGCTAAATACATACCTCTTGGCACCGGCCATCCGGGAATGCAGTTGGACAATAAATTTAAACCATGAACATAGGCGAAACAAAAACCGTAAACTTTGAAACAACGGACACGAATTGGGATTTTAATTCGGCTGCCGCAATTGTATTTATTATTCATGTGAACCGCAAAGAATATGTGCGGTACGAAAGAGGAGCCGGTGGCGAAAATGATATTACCATTGACGGAAGCGATCCTAAAAAAGCAAGCGTGTTTCTTACCAGGAGTCAAAGCTTAGCATTAACCACCGGCATGATGGGCATTGAGATTTATGTTCAGAAAAATGCCGATGAGCATGGATCAACTTTGTTTTTTGAAGTAGAAAAAATAAACAGGCCTTTCTCAACCAACATATAACATGGACTTTACATTAACCAACAGCGACAGCATTAACGTGTCGTTCAGCCTGAGCGGTGGCATAAGCATTTCAGGAGGTGGCAATAGCAACGGTAATACACCGGAAGTTGACCCCACCGTTCCGCAGCATGTAAAAGACATAAGCCAGTCGGATATTGGCAACTGGAACGGCAAAGCTGATCAGTCATCGCTGCTCACCGAAGTAAGCAGCCGCATACAGGGCGACAGCAACCAGCAGCAATACACCGACCAGCAGATAAGCCTGCTAAAAGACGGTGTGCCTACAGCCGGTGATACGCTACAGAAGCTCTTCAACCTGTTTGTAGGCTGTGTGACTGAAGTTACGGTGGCTGACATTGCTGCGCGAAATGCCTATGATGCACCCATTGGCGGTCATGTATTCGTGCTGGATGATGGTGACGGCCAGTGGGCTTTATACAAAGCTATTACAGGAGGCATAAACTCCGGCTACATAAAACTATCAGACCCCGATTTGCTCAATGCTGTTTTGACAGCTTCACAAATAAAATCTTCTTATGAGAGCAACCCTGATACGAATGCTTTTACCAACGCATTGCTGGTAAAATTAAACGGTATTGCTGCCAATGCTACGGCCAATGCCACCGATACACAACTGCGCGACAGGAGCACGCACACCGGCACACAGGATGCAGCTACTATTACCGGAAATAAAACGAGCGTCTTTATAAGCGATTTTGCAACAGCTGCATTAGCTGTGTCACTTGCCGGTTATGCTGCAGCAGCTTCACGCACGGCCATTGCTAATACGGATAGCGTTTTGCAGGCTTTTAATAAAATTGGCAAGTGGCTGGCCGATCTGGGTGATGCGGCATTTAAAAACACCGGCACCGCTGCCGGTACGGTGGCCGCTGGCGATGATAGCCGCCTGAGCAACAGCAGGCAATGTAATAACAGCTTTGACAATGCAGCCACTGCGCGATTAAATTTAGGCTTAGGTGATGCAGCTACCAAAAACACCGGCACCGCTGCCGGTACGGTGGCCGCTGGCGATGATAGCCGCCTGAGCAACAGCAGGCAATGTAATAACAGCTTTGACAATGCAGCTACTGCGCGATTAAATTTAGGCTTGCGCATATATATCTTAACAGCAGACGATCCGGGCGTTACAGGAACTACTCTTCAGGAAATTACCGATGGCAGCCAGGCATGGAACTGGAGCATTGCAGCTAATGAATCATACGTGTTCGAGGCGCATGTGTTACTTACCACATCAGGCGCTTCAGGTGTTCAGGCCGCTGTTACGGTTCCTTCAGGAGCTGCCTTGTTTTTCACCGACATTGCCAACAGTAATTCCGCTACAACAGTTAACGTTTCTACCGTTACATCCAGCGGCACTAAAACAGGAACATTGGTATCGTTTACAGCCTCGGCTAACGGATTTATGGTTATTAAAGGCAGCGTAATTAACGGCTCTAATGCCGGAACCGTCAGTATTAGATATGCTGATGCTAATGCTTCGCAAACGGCTACTGCAAAAAAAGGAAGCTATCTGAAGATTGAGAAAGTGTAGTTAAAAGAAAATAAACAGCGCTACTATAAAGAGAATTACGAAAATGCAAAATACCAATACTCCCGGAACTCCTTTTTTAACAACCGGCTTGTTGTAAGCGGCAATGAATGACTGTATCTTATCTTTATCGGAACGCAGTAAAAGAGTTTGAACGCTCTTTGTGTCTTTGTCCCAATAATTAATTATAAGGTAGCTTATGTCCTTAATGCTCTCCGTTGGGCTAAGAGCAGTCATGCCGCCTATAACGGCTCCAAGCGGCCCCATAATAAGGCTGCCAACAACGGCACGTCCGATTACGGATTTATCTTTAGCCACAAGCTCACCACGTGTAATTGATTTAAACGAAATGATTTGCGAGTCGTGGATAGTTAACAGATTAGCCCATGACTGACCTGCACCTTTAACAATCATTCCTTTCTGACAACGCAGTATATCTATTTTACCCGATTGAATACCCGCGACAAGATTTTCATCACGCACATACTCCCCGCCTAAATAGTAGTCGCTGTTCCATGCCCCTACAGGCTTGCCGACACTTAAGTCAGCAGGCAGTCCGGGAAATGTTAGCGCTGCAGGAGCTTGCGTAGCTTATTGAATAATTAGCGGTGAGCCGCAATGCGGACATGCTGCGGCTTTGTCGCTTATTTCTTTGCCGCATTCAGAACAGTTGATGAGTGCCATTGGGAGAATTTTTGATACTGCTAAATTACAACTTTTTTTTCAGAATAAACTCAATATACGACCGCGTGTAATGGTGTGTTTCCTCCAGATGGCTGATAATCCAGTCATGGCTATATTTCTGCTGGCCATATTGTTTAACTTCAGACAGGCGCTTGTATTCATCAATCAGCTTTTTATGACGCTTTTCGGCTAAATGTTTATTGGTTGGCATTGTGGCTTATGGTAGGTTTAACAAAATCAATGCAGTTGTGGAACCGGTCAAACTTAGGCACAAGGCCAAGCGAGCGCAAATGGGCGTAATAATCACGTAACTTTTTAGGCTCCATTTTATCAGCAAAGGCTTTTGAATAATAGTCGGGATACAACTTGGTTGTGCCATACGTTTCGTTGCGAAGTTCGTTGTAATATTTTACATAATTGGCAACAGACCATTTGTTTTTGAACAGGAAATTGTCAGATGTCATATACTTGGTTAACAATTGGTCATTAACCTCCACCTGCTTAATCTTACCAACCTCACTTTGTGTAATGCGGTATTGTACCTTTCGATAGTGAAAATAATAATCGCAAAACATCTTTATTTTAATATTGGTTCCGGAAGCTGTTACCAATTGTTTCAGTCTGATGCATTCATGGCATTGCAGTAGTTGTTGTTCTTGGATATATATATGGATGCCGAAATGAGCCGCCTGAAGATCGTTCAAAGGCTCCTTTAAGTTGAGTTCAATGCCGGTTAAATGTCCATTCAAATAATAAAAGAATATCTCACCAGTTATCTTACCGCTAACCATTTTATAGGTGCTATACATCAAATCAGGGCTTTATGAATGGTTTGGTTTATATGATTCAGCACATTCCGGGTATAGGTATCCACATTGCTATCAATGCCAAATGTGTTGAATAGTGCAACGGCCTCTACCTGGTTAAGCGTAAAGGAACGCATCTTGCTGCGCTTATGATGCAGATAGGTGAGCTGCTTGCGCTTCAAGCGAAGCCACAGCCCATAAAGTACCTGAGCATATAGGCGTTGTTCAAACACTGTTGTAATTTCGTTATAAGTTTCTACATTGGCGCAATAGTAACTTTTATCAATAACGGCTTCGGCCAGGGCTTTGCAGGCACAGGCATCTAAATATATGCTTACTTTTTTAAAAATCATACTCGCTCGAATTGGCTTAAGAGCTTAGGTAACTCATTATAGGTGTAATCATTCAATGGTTTGTGTAGATAGGAGAATTTAAGCAACCATTGATTTACACGGTCGTAATTAATCTTGCCATTATTAAGCCATTGCTTTTCGCGGACCATTGCGAAAAACTTTCTACGCATAGCTACTATACGCCCATCAGCATGAGAAGCTCGCTCATTAGCCAGCGACTGTAAGAAGCGCAGCAAGTCATTACATTCAGCATAAGACATATCGCGGCTTGATGTACATCGGCCATTGGAGTATGTATAAACCAATTGCTCTTTTTGCTCGGCATTAATATTTAATGTCGCGATAAGCTTGTGTAAGCGATTATTTTGTTCTATTGTTCTTTTCATGCCTTCGGTATATGTTGTTATAATAATAGCTCTCGGCTGCTTGAGCAACAACCAGAATAAAATAGTACAGGTATTTAAAAACGTTCATCATCAGGATCAAATTTTGGAGCCGCCCATCTTATTACAAACCCTATCACGGCTATCAAGATGCAAATAGAAGCAATCAGCAGGCCAATCAGAATCATAATTATTGTCATATATTAAGCAAGTTTAAATTTGATGATCATGCAATCTTATGTTTATAGCTTTCCGTTGAAATTTGAGTGGGTTTATAGCTGCAGTGAGGCTTTAGTATGGTGCTATGTGATGTGCTGACAGACAATAGGTATTTCTGAGTATTTATGCGCATTATGCTTTCCATAAATGCCTTTGTTTTTGTTATAATAAAAGGCGTGGCGGCATGGATGCCAATGTACAGTCATACCAGTGTCGCTGCATTTGAACCCATCATATAAATTCGAATTGCATTTGCTCCGAATTAATGGCTCTTCACATATAGTACATGTTGGTGTCAAGTAAATAAATTAAGTTGTGTGTTGGTGTTGGCTTTATTTTTAATCTGAGCATGATCAATGAGCTTGCCATTGGTAACCTGTTGAGTGTAATTGCCCCCTTGCACATTCCTCATTTTAGATTTTAACTCGTACCCGGCAGTACCTTCTTTAACAAAAGAAGTGGTTAACTCATGCTGCTTGAATAGCTTGCTAGCAATACAGTATTGATTGATGAATTCAAATTGCAGCCGGTCGCGCATTTTGTTTCGCGTTTTTGTTTTACGGCACTTGGACAGCAGTGGCTTACAATGAAGATTCCATTGTTGGCGCATGTGTCTGCGGAAGTACTCATAAGCAGACTCGACTGTGATCCAGTTGATGTAGGTAAGTTTGCACTTAATCTCACGAACTCTTTTGCCGCCACCATACGATGTTCTGAATATAGATTCAACCTTGTTATTAATTAGCACGGTGAATATTCGTTTCAGCA